TTCAGCCCTGCCATCAGGAGCCGCTCGAACTCGTTCTGCTTCGCCGCAAAGGCGGGGTTGATGGCCCGAGGACCACCCGCACCGCCGACGGTCCACCCGGTGCCGATCCACGGGAGGTGCTGCCCACCCGAACCGAGCGCGGCGCCGTACTTCTTGTTGGCGAACCACCCGGTCCGGCGGGTCATCCCGAGGAACGCGGCGAGCGCCTCGGGCTTCGACTTCGTCGCCGACAGGGTGACGAGTGCGCCGGCTGCGGTGCCCGACGACTTGATCTGCCCCGACGACCTCGCCGCGAGGGGCGACACGCTCCCAGCACGGGACCGCGCGTCGGACGCCACGATCTCCGCTCCGGCCTTCGTGACCTTGTTGAGCTGCTTCGGGAGCGACGCGTCCAGCTCCTTGAGGGCTGCGCGTAGCTCCTTCAGCGGCGGGTCGACGCGAAGGTCGGAGCGGAACGTCGCCACGTCAGAACGTGGCCTGCGTGTTCGAGTAGACGGCCGTGATCGGCGCGGCCGACCCGTTGTCCGTCGCGATGCCCGACAGCTCGAGGAGCTTGCCGCCCTCCGAGCCCATCGAACCGGTGCCCTTCGCCTGGTCGACGCGAGCCGCGGGGAGCGTGATGACGAGGCCGGGGTACGCGCTCACACCTGCGAGGGTCGGCCCCTCGCAGGTGAACGCGAGCGCGGCGTGGATCGCCGAGTTCGTGGCGCCGGCGAACCGGTTGAAGTTCGTCAGCGCGTCGTAGTCGACCGACGCCGACCACGACACCGTCGCGTGTCCCTTGCGGACCGGCTCCTGGCGGAGCGGGCCGCCGGTCGCCGTGGTGCGCTGCTTGATGCGCTCGGTGTCGAGGTTGCCGTCGATCTCGATGGACCACGACTCGACGGGGGTGGCGGTGCCGGCGATCGTCAGCGAGCCCTTGATGAACGACAGCAGCTCAGCGCCGGCTGTGTACGACGCGGTCGCGAGCGCGGTGCCGGTCGTGTAGTTCTCGGCGACGATGTCGACGGTGACGGTGAGGATGCCTTCCTTGCCGCACTCGAGCTTCAGCTTCGCGACCTTGCAGCCCTCGTAGGTGAACGCCTGGTCGGTGTAGGAGGGGTAGAACTCGCGATTCGACTGGAACGTGAACGACGCGAGCGACGTCGCCAGCGTGCAGGTGTGGGGGTACACCGAGTCGGACACCGAGCCGGTGGAGAGCGAGCCCATGCCCCACTTCAGCCACCACCCGAGATCCTTGGTGGTCGCCTCGAACGTGAGCGGACCCGACGCACCGATCAGGTACGGCTCGCTCTGGTCCTTGCGGTGCACGAGCTGGTTCGCTCGCTGGCCCTTGCCCTCGACACGCTTGTGCTCGGGCTCCACTTCTTCGGAGAGGAAGGGGATCGCAAGGTCGACCGTGACGGCCGTCCCGTACGTGCTCTCTTCCTTCACCATCACCTGTGCGCCGATGCCCACGGGTCAGTCCTCCTTCTTGGTGCCGCTGGCCGCGGGCTTCTTGGATGTGGTGCGCTGCCACTTCGCCGTCTGGTCGAGCAGTCCGCCGTAGCGGCCGACGACCTCGGGCTCCTTCGTGTCCGGGTTGATGACCGGGTCGCCGTTCTCGTCGAGGACCGGAGTCCCCTCGCGGCCCAGCGCGATCTCGTCGGACACGTCGATGACCTCGCCCGGCTCGACGACCTGCCGTGCACCGGGCACGTCGGAGTCGATGGCGCGAAGGTCGATCTCGACCGCGTCGCGGCCGATGAACTTGACGAGCATTAGGGGTCTCCTCAGGTGAGGCGGGCGTGACAGGCGACGTCGACCTGCGCCTCTGCGACGTAGCCGTCAGCGAGGCGGTAGAGGTTCGGGCCGTTCACGGCGGTGGTTGCCGCGGCGACGAGACCGGAGAGGCCGTTCCCGTCGATCGCGAGCGTCGGGTTCGTGGCGATCAGCCCATCCACGACACCGGCGAGGTCTTCGCATGTCCGCGCGATCGCTTCGCCGAAGTCGGAGAGGTCCGTGCCGAACACGGCGACGTGGACCTCGCAGGTGTAGCGGTCGTCACGCTGGTGGCGGCCACCCTTGAAGTTGGCTCGCTCAGTGCGCCCCTCGGGCGAGAGGACGACGGCGACGAACGTGTCGCCTACGAGCTGTTCGCCGGGGTGCCCGAACGTCACCGTCACGCCGGCCATCGACGGCTCGGCGGTCAGGAGGGTGACGATGCGGACCGCCGTGGTCGCGCGGATCGAGGTCGTTGGCATCAGCCGACCGCGGGCGGGCGGAACTTGTAGCGGGCGAGCACTGCGTCGAACGACGGCAGCCCGGTGGGGCGGTCAGCGGAGGCGGTCGGGTACCGGACCGTGGCGCCGTTCTCGAACGTCTGCGACAGCACGTCGGTGGCCTGCGGGTCGCGGTAGCGGCGCAGCTCGTACCGGATCGCCTTGATGGTCTCGTGGCGGATGTCCTCGGGGCACGACGGGAAGCCGTGCTCGTACGTGACGACGACGTTCGGCCCGGTGGACGAGGTCGGGAACGCGGTCCCCTCGTACTCGATGAGGCCCTGATCGTGCAGCGTGAAGTTCGACGTCGACACCGAGGTGCCGTCGATCGTGACCCCGATCAGGGTGATGGGCCGGATGTGCGACAGCGCGAGGATCGAGGTCCCATCGCCTCGGAGGACGTCGCGCTCGTAGCGGGGCACGAACGCCACGCCGCAGGCGTCCTCGATGCGGTTGGCGATCGAGTCGCGCACGCGCCGGATGAGGTGCAGCGGGACGGTCGTCGTGTTGTCCAGGCCCGACTCTTCGCGCATCTCAGTGATCGAGACGAGGTGCGCCCCGACGACCTCGAGCTCGGTGACGTACGACTGCGCGAGGGACCCCGCAGTACCGCCCCAGGTGACCTTCAGGCGGTCCAACTGCGAGGTGTGGGTGGTCGTGAGGGCTGCGCTGTAGACGCCGTCTGAGACCGACGAGGCGGTCACCGTGAGAGCGGAGAGGGACGTACCGTCCTCGCGCGACACCGCGGCCGTCGGCGTGGACGCCGTGTCGGTCGGGGTCTCACCGTCCGCGCCGACGAACGTCGGGGAGAGGACGGAGAGCGCGGTGTTGCGGAGGACGCGCACGATTCAGGCCCGCTTCGCGACGCGCGTGACGGAGCGGCGCTCACCGGGTGCGGCGGTTGCCTGCTCGACCGAGGACGGCTTGACGGCCGACTCGATCGACTCGAACAGGTGCTCGCGCCCCTTGACGATCGGGTCGTTGTCGTCGACCAGGTCGCCACGCACGACGACGAGGTTCGACGTGGTGAAGAACGTCTCCTTGGCTCGCAGCATGGCGAGGGCCTCCTAGGGCGTAGGGGTGGAGGGGGCCGCGCTGCTCGGCCCCCTCCGGGGGGATCAGGACGATGCGGTGGCGATGCCGTCCCAGGTGGCGCCGTCGCACCAGACGATCGCCGACTCGTTCTGCGTGGGGGTGCAGATCGTGCCGACGCCGTCCTTGATGGTCAGGACCTCGGCGGCGTCCGCCTTGTTGGCGATGTAGAGCACAAGGCCGGCGTTCGCAGCGGCGACGGTCGGGAGCGTCAAATCGCGAGCGGAGCCGCCCGGATCGAACGACCAGATCTGCGCCTCGCGGATCTCGGCGTTGGTGAGCGTGCGGTTGCCCGTGAGGGTCTCGGCCGCAGCGACGGCCAGGGGGTGAGCCACGTCGGCTCCTTTCGATGATGAGGGGGTGGGGTGCCCCCGGCCCGAAGGCCGGGGGCGTCAACGTCTCCTGAGGCAGCGACGATCAGGTGACGTTGAGGATGCGGAACGCGTTGTCATTCACGCTGTCGGCACCGACACGCCAGTAGGCGTAGATGCCGCGCTGGCCGCTCGGGCGGTTGTTGCCCGTGGCGAACAGGTGGGGGACGTACTCCACGGTCATCCCGATGCGCTCGTAGATGACGTAGTTGGAGAAGTCGCCGACGACGAGGTTGTAGTTGTCGCCGGAGCCGTAGGTCCCATCCATCGAGGACGACTCGACGACCGGTCGGCCGAGCAGCGAGGGGATGCCGTCGGCCGTCATGTCGACGGTGAACCCGTGGTAGTTGTTCGCCGTGGCGAACTGCCGGATCTTGTTGAGGATCGACAGGTTCGCCGCCCACGTCGCCTTCGACCGGGAGCGGGCGCCGAGCGCCTCGAACAGCGCGTAGACGTCCGCCACGGCGAAGGTGTCGGTGGTGATCGAGGTCGTGATGACCGTGGGGGACGACGCCACGAGGGCGGTGACGATGCCGACGGGCTGGTTGGTCCCCGAGCCGGTCGCGAAGGCGGCGGCGTCAAGCCGCTCCTTGGCGTCGACCATCAGCTCGGTGATGTCACCCTCCATGTTCGGCCAGTCCTGCCCCACCTCGATGGAGAACGGGACGAACGCCTGCGCCTTGAACGCCTCGATCGAGGGCTGCGCGAGGGTCGGGGCGTCGTCGGACACCTCGGCCGCTTCGCCGTCCCATGAGGCGGTGACGCCTGCGGTCGACACGCCGTTCCACTTGTTCGAGGTGCCCCGCACGACCTTGGCAACCCCGCGGATGCCGGCCTGGACGCCGGTGTTCGTGAGGATGATGGTCGGGTCGAGGTTGAACGGGATCTTGTACCCGCCCTCGGTGGTGGTGGTGGAGGCGGCTCGCTGCTCCTCGGGGGTCTGCGCCCGCTCCTGCCCGCTGATGTACTTGGCGTACGCCGAGCGGTAGAGGTCGGAGCCGGTCTCGAGGATCAGCCACGACACGTCGCCGCGGGCGTTGTCGCACCGCTCGACGGTGCGGGTGGCGGCCTCACGAACGGCGTCGCTCGTGTGCTTCTGCGACTCGATGGCCGCGAGCGCCTGGCCGCGGACCTCGGCAGCCGACGAACGCGGGCCGAGGCGGGAGACGTCGAACGGGTCCTCGCTCTTGCGGGTGTTGACGTTCGGGGCGTGGAAGCCGGCGACGGTCTGACCGGCGGCGGCGGCGCGGCCGATGGCCTCCTGCCGCTCGATGAGGGTGTTGCCCTCGGCGACCCAGCGGTTGAGCTGGTCCCACTCGGCCTGTTCGCCGTCGTCGAACGCGGAACGCGACTCGGTAGCGGCGGTGTCGGCGATGGCCGACATGCGCTCAGCGCACGCGGCGATGAACGCGCGGAGCTCTTCGATGGTGGGCATTGCGTGCCTTCCTTAGAGGTTGACCAGACGCGCACGCGCCTGGTGGATGGTGGTGTTGCCGCTGCGCTGTCCACCGGCCGCACTCGGCTCCTCGGTGGACGTGCCCTCGTCACCGTTCGCGGCGCCATCCGTGACGCCGGTGCGGGTGCTGAGGTTGCGGAGAAGGGGATGACGCTCGACCGCGCGAACCAGCGCGTCGTTCGTGGCGTCGAGATCGTCGAGACGCAGGATCTGCTCGAGGTAGTGGTCGGTCATCGACCGGAGACCGGCGGTGGTCCCGTCGGGGTAGGCGGGGAAGGTGACGGGGCCGAACTCCGAGAGACGGACCTTCGTGATCGTCCGCTCCGGCAGGCCGTGCGGGTTCGAGTCCGACGCCTTCGGCTCGTCGTCCCACGCGTCGCCGGTCACGACGAAGCGGAACGAGGCGCCCAGCAGGCCGGCCTCGACAGCGGGGACGATGAAGTTCCGGTTGTAGTCGGTGTCAATCAGCGGCACCTCGTAGTACCCGCCGACCTTGTCCTCTCGGAGATCGGCGATCGGCCCGAGCGGCTTGTTGCCGAGCTGCGGGTCGTGGCCGTGGTCGAACAGCACCTTCAGGTTCTCGCGGTCCTCGCGGAACGTGTCGGAGAACGCACCGGGAGCGACGCGCTCCATGAAGCGGCCCTCGTACCAGGAGTCGATCTCGGTCCAGCGGTTGAACACCGCGAAGTGACCGAACAGCGTGGGAAGGTCGTCGCCTTCGGCACGCATCTCCACGCCCGAGCGGGCGCGGACCAGTAGCTCCGTTGGAGCGTCCATCTGTTGCCTCCTCAGGCGGTGGGGGTCGAGCTGTTCGGCGTCTGGAGCTGCACCGAGAACAGGCCGGAGTGAACGAGCAGCGAGCGGTCGTTCGCCTCGAGCGCGGAGACGACCGAGTCGGGGATGAACCCGGCCTCGATCAGCGTCCGCATCGTGTTGGCGTGCGTCTGCTGCGTCGCTGCCGCTTCCTGTGCGTCTTCACGCAGGAAGGGGATGTCAGGGTCGTACCAAAGCTCTGCGTCGTCGGGGACCTTGACGAGCTTCTGAAGGGCGGCACAGACGTCGGCGAGCGACGGGTGCAGCCACGAATCAGCGAGAACGCGGCGGGCCTGGCCGAAATTGCCGGCGTTGAGCGCGGAGCCTTGGAGGCCCTCACGGATACCGAGGATGGAGGCGGGGACGCGAGACGCCACCGAGATGCGGTTCTCTCCGGCGCCCTGAACGTTCGAGAAGTCGAGTTGCTTCAGGTCGGTGCCGACGACCGTGACGTCGGCACCGCCGCCAAGGAACAGGTTCTTGTAGGCGTTCTGCGTGCCGGCTGACTGCTCGTTGATGAGCGACGCGAAGCGGGACACGGCGTCGGGCTGGAGATCCTTGTCCAGCGTGAAGACCATGTTCGGCGTGCCGGCGTTCTCGAAGAACTTGATCTTGTGCTCTGTCGCCGACGAGTCGGCCTGCATCTCCCGCAGGACAGGCGAGAGCCACGACAGGCCGCGGTAGGTGGCGAGCGGGTCAGGGATCGGCGACCAGTGGACCGTGTCCTCTGGCATCAGGGTGCGCGGCTTCGACTTCGAGCCGGGACCGCCGGGCGTGTAGATGTACCCGATGACCTCACCGTCGAGCGCGTACACGGCCTCTTCGGGGTCCTGGTTGGACGCTACGACGATCGTCACCCAATCGGGGCGAACCACCCGGAGCCGGTTGGCCTGGCGGTCACGCCACACGTAGGCGTTGCCTGCAAGGCCGGCGTGCCACTCCATGCGCGAGAGCAGTTCGCCGGTCGTCGCGTTGGTCCACGGCCGCTCGAGGGTCGCGAGGTCGCGGTTACCGAACAGGTTGCCGGGCTTCTTCGCCGAGCGCGTCGCGCGCCACACGAACCGGGCCTGGGAGATGAGGTTCGCCCGGACGAGCTGAGCGGCGAACGCCGGGGGGCACGCCAACGCGAGTTCGGTGAACCCGAGCAGGCTGGACGGTGGGCCTTCCTTCGTGTGGTCACCCCACGTCGTCTGGAGACCGAGCGGGTACTGATGGCCACCGAAGAGGAACGACAGGTCGAGGCCGCGTTCCTTTTCCGAGCGGCGGCGAAGGCCCTTCACTCGTCAGTCCCGAACAGGTGCAGGAGCAGCCACACAGCCACCAGGGACACCCCAGCGACCACGAGAGCGGCCCCCAGCCCGAGGGTGAGGTAGACCCCTGCGACGAGCAGAGCGATCCCCGCGAGGAGGACACCGTCGATCGGCTCCATTCGGACCCTCCTCACACGTAGATCGCGAACGGTTCCGGCGCCGGCTTCTGCGCTCGGTGAGCGCGTGCCTCGGCGAGAGCGCACATGGCGCAGATGCCGAGGTCGATGTGGCGTGTCGAGGAGCCGGTTTCTTTGACTGGCCGGGCGCCGTGCTGGTCGATCTTCAGCCGCATGTTCTCGATGTGCCGGGCGAGACGGGGGTCCCCGTCGTGGCTGACCGACTGGTCGAGCACGCTGTCGAAGAAGTCCTTCCACGCCGGGATGAGCCGGGCGTTCGACTGCGGGAACTCCACAATGGGTAGGCCTTCGGCCTCGAGCACCTGCATCGTCCGTTGCCAGCGGTACGGGTCGAAGGCGACCGCTACGACGTTGCGTTCGCGGGCGTATCGCTTCAGGTTCGCCTCGACCTCTTCGATCGGGACTCGCCATCCGTCGCCGTCTGCGGGGCGCTCCCACAGGTCGAGGACGGTGAAGTGTGGGCGGTCACTGAGGGTGACGGAGACCATGCCGGTGGAGTCGCCCGACCACGATCCGTCGCAGAACAGCACCTCGTCGGCGTCGGGGTTGTCGTTCGGCGCTTGGCAGGCGTCCCATGCGCCGTGCGGGAAGGCGCTCGAGGACGAGAA